TGGCGACTCTTGGAGAATGAATAGCGGTATTACTAAAGTTGATGAAGACGAAGACTTCTACTGTTTCTATGGTTCTAGTGGTTCTTGTTATCGTTGCGGTAAAGGTTCTTACACACTAAGAATGAACAATGCTCACATCTGGACGCAACTACAAGAACTACACGGTGACAAAGTAGAAATGATGCCAGAAGACACCGACTGGGTAAACATGGATTGGATTATCAAATGACTAGGCTAGAAGAACTGAAAGCTGCTCGTTATGCTTATGCTGCTGCTGCTTTTGCCGCCTTTTCTGCTGTTGCTGATGATGCTTCTGATGCTGCTAAGGATGCTGCTTATAAGGCTGAACTGGACAAGGAAACATAATATGAATATTTTTATCCTCGATACAGACCCAATACGCGCAGCACAGCAACAATGCGACAAGCATGTTGTTAAGATGATACTAGAGTCAGGGCAAATGCTATCAACAGCACATCGTGTACTCGATGGAATAAAAAGCAGAGGTCCATCTAAATCTGGTAAACGTCAGGTAGACAAATGGCACATGACGCATCGTATTAATGAGGATACTCTATATAAAGCTGTTCACGTTAATCATCCGTGTACAGCCTGGACCATGGAATCTATATCAAACTATGCTTGGCACTATGAGCATTTCTGCGCTCTTGCTGTAGAATACGAGTATCGGTACGAAAAGACTCATGCCACGCATCGGAAACTAGCAGATATTCTTTCCATTCCACCTAAAAATATTTCACATAGTGTTGGTCAAACGCCATTCCGCCTAGCAATGCAGCATGAGCCACAGTGTATGCACGAAGAAGATCCAGTTCGGTCATACCGTGAATATTATGCCACAAAGCAAACACGATTTGGTATGTCTTGGACCAAACGTGATGTACCAGACTGGTTTGCATTAGCATGAAACACTATAGATTCAAGTGCGGTGTGTTCATACAAGCAGCCAACTTTAAAGAGGCACAGAATATCTTTGTGAATAATATAATGATGGAAGAACACGACCCGCGACGATGGCACGACTGCAAATGTGTTGGTTTTATTCACGAATGGAACTGCCCTTCTAAACCAAAGCAAAGCAGTTTGGATCCAAATTGTAATTATTAACAGTTACAACAAAAAGAAAGCTATATTATGTTTCCTATCTTTAAATCAGGTGTTCCAGTAACTTTTGTCAGAATGAATCGAATTCAACAAGGAGAAACAGAATGAACTATAGGATTGACGCCGCCACTAAAGAAGAATGGGCTGAAAGAGCCTTATCTGGTGAGAAGAAGTTGGCTATTTTAGAAAATAGTATTAAAGAAACGCATGATAACGACATGACAAAATTAGAAGAACTAGCAGATTGTTATGATGCTGCTTTCGATGCTGCTGAAGCTGCTGATTGGGCTGCCTTTTCCGCTACTACTGATAATCGTGATGCCACTGAATCTGCTCATGCTGTTGCTATTGTTGCTGCTAAAGCGGCTTGGACTGCTTATAGGGCTGAACTAAAGAAAACTGCTAATGACTAAAGACTATGTGGTAGTAACAACAATATCATCTTTTCGTCATCGCTATGTGATGCACAAAGATGACCTGCGCAAAATGAATGGTAATGTAGAACCAAGTGATGCTGAACTGGGTGAGTGGGCTATAGATACTGTTACTTGTGAAGAATGTGACGGGTTCTCTCAAGAGCATATGGGTGAAATGCCCCTTGATACATATGAATGTTCTGAAGATGAGATGCTGACCCTCTTTGATCGGGACAACGATTATCTCAAAGGATGGGAACGAGATCAAAAAATCAAATGGGTTCGAGATACTGTAAAGAATGGTGAAGTTGTGGAGGTGATTTCAAATGAGCTTGAAAAGTAAGTGCGACCAGTACGACGTGTTGGTTAAAGAACTGTTTATTCTTCTTGATACAACCGAAGAAACAGACGAGGGGCGTGTGTACAAACCTATTCGTATAGTCTGTAACCGTAGTGATATGGTAAAGAAATTAGGCGAAGTGTTAGACTTGTTGAAAAGCACAATGAAGGATACGGGGTGATTTTAAATGAAGTTTACTAATTCCAATATAAACGGTGTAACAAATGAAACTGAAATTCCCGATGATAGCACACTCGATCAAGTCCTTGAAGAATTTCAAAACTTTCTTCGTGGATGTGGATATGTGATTGAATATAATAAATGTCTAATATTAGAGGATATGGACGAATGAAAGTTAAAATTGGTGGATATCCAAAATATTTCTATCCAAAATATTTCTATTGGTTAGATAGGTTGTTTGGTTGGAACCCCAAACAAATGATAAGTGTTCGTATTGACCCATATGACACCTGGAGTATGGATCATACCCTTGCTCCTATCATCCTGCCTATGCTAGTACAACTTAAAGATACTAATCACGGCGCTCCAAATGTAGACGCCGCTGATGTACCAAAAGAACTTCGTGCTACTAAAAAACAACTAGACGCATATGGTAAAAATGGCGATGTTGATCCTAAACACTTTGAACGTTGGAATTGGATCATGGACGAAATGATTTGGACATTTGAACAAAAGTGCAGAGATGATTGGACAATGGATTACTATGGCCCATACATCGAAGGCGAAGATGGTAAATTTTTGAGCGGTCGCTTCGAATGGACAGATCGTGAAGGCAAACAAGCACACCAACTACGAATGACCAACGGTTTTAAACTGTTTGGAAAATACTTCGAACAATTATGGGATTGATAGTGCAACAAAGGGAGAATATACGATGAGTATGGCTGGAGAAATAGAAAACATTGATCACGAAATCAAGCAAATCGAAATTAGGTTGGAATCATTACGCCACCGTCGAACGGGACTGATGGATCAATCAAGATTCGATTTTCCAAATATCAGTAGGATTGAAATCATTAATTCTGAAGGTCGGGCGTGGGTTGCGTATCTCGACGAAAAGGGTGTTGATGTTCAAATACAAGATGGAGACAGAACAATGAAAGTTTTTTATAATAAATAGAAATTAGTGCTTGACGCTGCGTGCTTCATATACTATTAATAGTGTATAGACAAAAACAAAGAAAGAGACGCACAATGTCAATCGCAAAAACAATCCTTTCACAAATCAAAGCAATCGACGCAATGAGCCTTTGGGCTTGGGGCGCGAAAAACCTTGTGGATACTGGCGACGGACTGCGGTTCAAAAGCAGTGGGATGGTTGGCTGGAAAGGTTTCGTTCATGTTAAATATGATGAAGGCCAAGACCTTTATAATATCGACTTCTTCAAGGTTCGTGCTGGTAAGACTACCTATGCAGATCAACTAGAAGGCGTTTTTGTTGAAGACCTTGTACACTTAATTGATCAACAAGTTCGTTAAATTCATGTTAATATTTGAGGATGAAGAAATTGAATTCAATCACGAAATCCGTAATCGCATTAGACTTTCACTTGCCGCTTATGCTTATGAACATGACAACATTTCTATTATGTCTGATGACGACTTTGATCAGTTATCATTAAAGATCAGGCCAAAAGAAAAGACTGGTAATGTTAAACTAGACAATTTCTTTAGGAACCACTTTGAACCTGCGACGGGTATGTGGATCAGAAAACATCCAGAGAAACATAAGTTGAAATTCATACTCGAACGATACATAAAAATTAATTGAATTATGACTTGACAACAAACACCCAAGTATGTTAATATTGTACATCATCGAAGGAAATATATTATGAAATTTGCGACAAATCAAGCTGATCGAATTGCTTTGATCAAAGAAATTGCAGAACGCAAAAAGAAACTAAGTCGCATTAAAGCAAAGTCTAAAGGTACTTTGGCGAAGGTCAAGCTTGATAGTGTGCCTCGAAAGAAGCCAAAAAACACTATTAATGCTTTAGATGATACTTCACAAAATCCAAACTATTACACAGACTCAAGCAAATATGCCAAGCAATATTATGGCGAAACAATGTATGAGACTACACGATTCGATAACGACTGGGGCGATTATTAAGTATCGCTAAACGAATAACACAAAGGATTATACTATGACCGAAGAAGAACGCATCGACGCATCGACCAAACGCGCAGAGCATTTTCTCCCTCAGTTCCGCATGATTATGGCAGACGAATTGAAAAAGCGAATTTGTCGCGTGGTGTTTACAAAGCTAAATGGTGAACAACGAGATATGAGTTGCACTCTGAGCGCAGACATCATTCCACAAGCACCCGAAACTGATGTTGATAAAGCACCACGACCAGTGAATGAATCGGTTCTTTCTGCGTGGGATACCAACGCACAAGGCTGGCGATCATTTCGAGTTGAAAATGTTATTTCCTTCACATGAATTGGTTCACATATATTAAGTATATGATCATCCTCCGCTGGAATTTATTGTTTCAGCGGAAAGATGAAAAGGGCCAAGTCTATATTTATGAACGAGATAAAGACGATTAGCACTATACAATCATTATCATATGCGCTATAATGTGAATAACAAAGGGAATAATTATGGACAACATAACAATCGCAATGCTACTCGCTATATGTGCATGTTCTTGGTGCGCGTATATGATCGGAATAAATGTAGCCAAGTCCACGCGTGACGATGCAATAAGTGACACCATCACATATCTATGCGTTGAAGGATATATTAGACATTATCAAACAGATAATGGTGAACTTGAAATCTTAAAGTTGAATGGAGATGATGATGGCCAAGAAGAAGACTCAGCCGCGTAAAGTCAAAACAGGCATTGCCGCCGCACCAACGGATTCATTCCATTGGTTTTCATCGCACTTGCGTATGGATGTGGATAAGAAAGAAATTGCTGTTGTTCTGAAAGACTACATCAAGGCAAATTATCAAGGCAAAGAACGCGCATTGTTGTTGTCAGGCCCTGATTACATTTATGCTGGTGAAGCTGGTGTTGCTGCGACTATTGCTTGGAAATCTATGGGTCACGAATGGGACGCTAAGTGGAATGGCAAACGACACATTGAAACATATATCGGACGCGTTCGAGCATTAGCTGATGCAAAGGCTTTGACGAAACCCGATGATTCAATTATTGTTATTCCAAAGCGATCACCGATGCAAATCGTACAAGAGAAATCGTCTGACTTCATTGCAGAAATTGAAGAAGTTGTCGATATGTTTGGCACAGGTGACATGTTTGTTGATTGGAAAAACTATTCGGTCTATAATGAAATGGTTAAGGTTGAATTAAATTCAATTTCAGCTAAACATGTGTTAGATTACTACAAGCCTCTTTTGTCTGAAATGGAAGAACTTGTGAATGACAAGACGGATGATCTACTAGAAGCATATTGCCACTGGACAGTTCCAGAGCGTAAGGACTTTTTGAAAATCATTTCCGACATTGTTAATGATGCCGAAAAGTATGTTATGTCTAAGAAAGCATCACGCAAGCCGAAAAAGCCTCGTGTGAAGTCAGCAGACAAACAAGTCACGAAACTAAACTATTTGAAAGACTCAGGCGAGTTTAAACTCACTTCGATTAACCCTGCTTTGATCATTGGTGAAACTCGACTTTATACATTTAATGTCAAAACAAAAACCTTAACTGAATACATCACTGAACGACCAAAGGGTTTTGAAGTGAAAGGCAGCACGATCTATGGTATTGATTTGGATCGTTCACGAAGTATCCGTTTGCGTAAACCTGAAGAACATCTAAGCGTTTTTCAAACCAAGACCCCAACTGCAATCAACAAGTTTTGGGCAACATTAACAACAAAGACCAACGAGACTATCAATGGTCGCGTGAACAAGGATACAATAATTTTGAGGGTACTTAACAAATGAATGGATTTCTTACAAAGGCCGAATTTGCTAAGTTGGTGGAAAGGGGCGTTATTGAACAAAAAAACACCTATATGGATGTGGTACTCGACTTGTGTGTCCAACACGGCATTGATCCAGAAGATTCAAAGAAGTTTATTTCAATACCAATTATGGAAAAACTTGAAGCCGAAGCAATGAATATGAATTTGATTCCACGCGGAAACCAATTGGTTTTCGAATGAAAAAGTTTATCGTTACTGGATGCCCAAGGTCAGGCACAAATAAATTTTGTGACACCCTAAACCAATATGCAGATATTAATATGTGGGAGGATCGTAACGACTTTGAACCGATAACCAACACATTCGATGAAATTGGTTGGACAAAAAACTTTCTAGATGACAATAAGTCTGATTGGGCCGGGTTCAAACAATTCAGTGGAGATACTATCTGCGTTCAACGGATGGCAGAAAAGTTTGATATGTCCATAATTCCTGTATTGCGAAAAGATATAATTTCTGTATATCTGAGTTGGGCAATATACCAAACGAAAGTGTCTCTCAATAACTTACATGACCACGGCTCACTAGGCACCACCTATGACTATGAAACGATTCTAAAAGAAGTTGGCGGTTTGAAGCGTTTGAGGAAAAACGCCTATTTCGTCTTAAAGCAATACTATTTATGGGAAAACAATCCATCATATCAAAAGGTGTATTTCGAAGATATGATAGAAGGGAAAGAATATCCTAAGTTGAATGAATTTTTCAATAGGACAATCAAGTTTGGCCTAGATGGATATACGCCAATGCAATATGAACATTATACAAAGGATTGGGAAAAACTAATAGAACCTCTTATGATGGTACTACACGACGCAAAAAAGTCTGGATTATTTCCAGATTACATCAATAAAATTGATATATAGTCTATACATCCTAACAGATGTATGATACAATGCTAATATATCGCAATACACTGCAATACAAATACATACAATGCAATACAAGGAAATATAAATGTCTTTTGCAAATCTAAAACGAAACCGTGGCTCTATTGATAAACTCGTTAAGGCGGCTGAAGCTGCTGGTGGTGGTTCCACAAAGAGTTACAAAGATGAACGGGTCTGGAAACCTACTGTAGATAAAGCAGGCAATGGCTATGCTGTTCTGCGTTTTCTTCCAGCCGCTGAAGGCGAACCTTTACCATTTGTCAAATATTGGGATCACGGATTTAAAGGTCCAACTGGTAAATGGTACATCGAACGGTCACTTACAACAATCGGTCTCGAAGACCCTGTAGGTGAAATGAACTCTCGTTTGTGGAATATGGTTGATGACGATAAGTCACCAACACGCAAGCAAGCCCGTGATCAAAAGCGTCGTCTGCACTATTCTTCAAATATTATGGTAATTTCTGATCCAAGCAATCCAGAAAATGAAGGCAAAGTATTCCTTTATGAATATGGTAAGAAAATCCACGACAAGATCATGGATTCTTGGCAACCGTCTTTTGCAGATGAAAAACCTGTTGATCCATTTGATATGTGGGAAGGTGCCAATTTCAAGTTGAAAATTCGTCAAGTTGAAGGCTATCGCAACTACGACAAATCTGAGTTTGATGCACAATCTGCATTGAATGAAAGTGACGAATACCTCGAAGGCATCTACGATTCTATGCATTCTTTGGCATCATATACTGATCCAGCGCAATTCAAATCATATGATGATTTGAAGAAAAAGTTGGAAAGTGTTCTTGGCGTGGCGTCTGAACCATCAATGCAGCAACAAGCGCAGATGAACGCAGAAATGCCACAAGCACCCGCGCGTTCAATGCCTGCCCAATCTATTGAAGAAATGGCTTCAAGTGTTGATGATGGTGACGCAGGAACAGAAGACACGATGAGTTACTTTGCCAAACTTGCTTCTGGCGACTAATAACTAACAATATCGTTATAAGAATACAAAAGGCAGCTTTCGAGTTGCCTTTTTTTAATACCTTTATTTTGAACCTAATTACCTAATGCCAAGCCATCGTCTAGAAGATTTGAAGTTGATCCACTGGGCATTACCATACCAGTATTGTTGTTAGTGACAGTAGAACTATTATCATCCATAGATACATTACCCCCACGCCCTGACCCAGTACCAACTGTTGCCAAATACTTTTCAATTTCACTCACTTGCGTTTCTCGATCTCTTTGGATTAGTGGAAATGTTAAGCCACTAATGCCAGTCATTGGTTCGACTGATGCGGGAATTGCTGGTTGACGACCATTCGTGAAACTGTTGCCCGTTCCAAATGGATTCAAATCACCCACGCCCGTTTCTGAAAATGTTGCGGCACCAACAGGTGAAGGTTTTGCCAATAAAGATGCTTGAGGCTTATGTCTTTTTTCGGGAGCATCTCCGCCTAACAAAAAGTCTGCCATACCTTCAGCTAGATATTCTCCACTAAGCGCTCCAGCAACACCGCCAAGCGTGGCGACAATCAAATTACCTATACCGCTTTGACCAACAACTGGGATCGCTGGGGATAATGCACCCGCGCCAATGAAACCAAGAGTACCACCACCTAAACTTCCCAACGCACCAGCAAGTTGTTTCTTTATTTCATCTTCAGGTGCGTTGTTTGCAATAGCAAGAATTGGATCAACAAAGTTCAGGGCAATGGCCGTGGGTAGCAATCCTCTAGATGTCATAGCGCCCAATTGCTTAACGAATTTCAACGCTTTCGCATATTTGGCTGATTGCTTAGATGCTTCAGCAACTTTTAATGCATCCATTAGATTTTTTGGTCTAGGTGTGCCTGCTTTGCCTTTATCTAGTGCAGCGGCTGTGGCTTTGGCTATATTGGATGGCGGTTTAGGCAATTTATTAAACCTGCCTCGTGGGCCACGACCAACAGTTGGGGTATTCTTTGCTGCCTTTGCTGCGGCTGTTGCAATGTCATCTGCCCTTTGTGCCGCTGCGATGGCGGCTTGGGTGCCTTTTGTAGTTGCTTTTGTAGTTGCTTCTAATATACTTTTTGGAATTACTACTCCTTTGAGTCCTTTCCATACTGCTCTACCTAAAGGCGCTAGGGCCAAACTCCAAGCACCTTTCAACAGAAATTTGGTAAGCGATGGAAGCAATACAACACTCAATAAACCTAGACCAGCGGAACCTAGAGCGGTCTCCATAGCATCTTTCTTATCTTGGGGCATTTTATCATACCAATCCGTTGGCATCCCAAATGCTTTCATACCATTCATAAGCCATTCGCCAGCACCTTCAGAAAACTCAGGTGCGAGATGTGCAAACGCAGCACCGACGATACCAGCAAGAATAGTTTTACCGAGTATCTTGCCCCCTGCGCCTAATAAGCTGCCTAGACCAAGACCTGGTAATAGACCTTTGAATGTGTTTGAAATGCTATCTAAAAAGCCTAATCCAAGACCATCTTTAAGTCCGTCCTTGAAAGAATTTGGCCCAACTTTTCTAACTTTATTGGTTAAACGCGTTGGTTTGGCGTTCAAGTCTATTAATCTATCCTTTTCCGCGCCTTCCATTTGCGCAGAGATTTTCGATACCAATGAAGTGATGGCCCCATTAGTGTCATGTTGCTCATCAACCTGCTTTATCAGGGTCTTATTAATATCGGCTAAAGTGATCTCTGCCATTGGTTATTCCTTTTAAATGCCTTGCATTTGTTTTTGGCTCTCAGCACGTTGTTTCATATCTTCAATTAACATAGTAACATAAACTTCCCTCTCCCACGGCATCATACAGTCTAATTCAGTTAAAGAGTATTTGTGGTTTTCCATTAACTGATAATTTGTCTGATAATAATTAATTAGCGATTCGTGTGAAAGGTTCACATAAAAAAACTTTGAATTCCTTCAATTACTTGCTCATTTTCTTGATCGCATTTTTCGCAATTAAAAACAATATCCTGAGTAAGTTGTGGTAGAGCCATAGCAAAGTCGCCAATCGCCTTAAATTGATCTGGATTCAAACCATCTAAAAACTTAACAACCTCTTCTTTCGACTCATCGTCAAAATTTAGTAATTCGTCTTCGCCCATAAGTTTATCGAGACACGCAATAACCGTGCTGAAGATCAAGCTAGATGCGTTCTCATCATCAGAATTCAAAGTCTTTACAGCGTCGGTCATACTCTTATATGATGGGTATTTCATTTGTATGGTGTATTGATCATTCAGTTTAACTTGTAAGTCAGACTTAGGAATGATAACTTCCACTTTATCCAAATCGACAGGAACCGTGTTCACATGTTCACAGCTAGAACAATAAATACCAATCGACGCGTGTTCACCCACAGATTTCGCTCTGATTTTTGTGAAGATATATTCCGAATCAAATGTACTCAACTTTTCAACATCAATATCATCAAACACGCAACTCCTAATTGTGTTGTGCATTGCTTCTACCATATTTTCAGCGTCGCGTGACTCTAAAGCCATTAGTAATATCTTTTGTTCTTTTACCAAAAAGGGTCTAAACTTGACTTCTCGTTTCGTTGATGGTATTGTAACTTTATAGGTGGGGGTGTCATTAACTACTGGCAATGCCATAATATATTCCTCATATTATTTAATTCGCTTCCAATTCATATACGATAAATCAATTGATACTTCTACCGTCTGGTCCGTGCTGGCATCGCCTAAGTCGATACCATTTAGTGTTGTGGGAAATGCGTTCTCTAACTCAACGCCATAGATAGCATTCGCTTCTGAAAATGATTCTATGTCAACATTAATGTCTATTCCGAAAACATCGAATGTTCGATCAAAAATTTGAAACGATTGTCCCTTTTTCATCTGAAATATCTTCACACTATACTTATATTCATTTGCATATGATATTTGCTGAGTGTCTTGATTGACAACAAGATTTTGCCATGCATCAAAATATGACTTTGCTTTGTAATCATTTAAAACATGAAACGACAATCCAACATCAGCGTTTGCATAACCATGCGCCATCTTTTGATTCATTAACCCAATTTGACGATCATGTGTTATGATTTGTCTGCCGGGCAATCTAGCAACTCGACATAACACATTGCGTTCCCGCGCAGAAAAGTTGCTGCCCGGAATACTAGGAAGTTGAACCATATATTGGTTAGCAAGGGCCACACCGCCGCCAGCGGATATTTGTCCCTTAAATTCTTCAATACTAGCCATCTATCTTCCCTTTATCTTCATTCTAGAATCTTTCCAAACTTGCGACGCACTTGCTTTTTGGAAGTCCGCTGTCGGAAGAAAAGTTGCAATTTCCCATTCAGGAGCCTCGACAAGAGCAAATCGCGATCTAACATGTTTCGTTAGATAGTGTTTAACGCAAGGTTTGAAGTAATTCGCCTTAGACGCAGCTTGCAACATTTCATACGATAGTTTAAACTTTGTTGTTTCATCATATCGTTTATTGTTAGTAATCCCCATCAATTGATCAAGGAACTTTGCTCTAAGAGGCAAGGGCAAATAGTGTAAATTTAGACCTAGAAACCCACCTTTCGCTGGACCAATTACAATTACCAAAGGAAACGAATCATAGTATGGTAGTGTCTTTTTATGTTTTGGGTCATAAAAATACATATACATATTGCCAATGCCGTGCCTATTCCTAAGTTGAACTGGTTCTTCTTTCATCAACGCAGCACGATCAACGCCTTTCATTGTCTTCGCCTTTTGACGAAACCAATCTTGAGATGCTTTTGATCTTAAAGTAAGCCCCTTACGGAAAGCTTCAATTTCTAGCGTGTGGAATAAATTGCTCATATGCGCCGATTATGCTTTGTTTGTTTCATACTTCTATTTATATCTTTTTCTTGGTCTTTTTATATGGCTTTAGGGGTTTGGTTGATTTAGGCTTAATGCCCATTTTATGTAGTGTGTCTTCTGTCCATATCTGAAAGGTCCAACCACGATCCTCTGCATATGTTTTTGCAGCGGCCCACTTATTCATATTCTTAACATAAGTCAACCCTTCAGTGATATATCGCTTTGTCTTACGACCATTAAAGGCGGGTGGTCTAGTTTCTTTATCTGGTTTAATTTCAATTAAGACAGTACGACCATCCTTATATATGACTTTGAGGTCCATAAAATATCTGTGGTATCTCTTGTCAACATCATAGATATATGGTATCACGACTTCTTCGCTGGACCAAGATTTTACATCTGGATTTGCATCACACCATTGAAAGCTGTATTTTTCCCATAACGA